CTTTGACATCTGTGTATGGAAGGCTGATATTTGACGTTGCAGAAGTTTTAGACTTGCTAAAGCATCAGACGTATCAATATTTACATGAATATTGGATTGAACATCAGCCATCCATTAACACCTCTTTATTTAGTTATTTACAAGATTGCCGAGTAGTGATGCGTCTGAAAGTCTAATTCCAGATGCCTCTTCAACTATCTTGTATACTGTCGGAAGGTCTAGATTTTCTTCTAGGGCTTCCTTGTCTTCTGCCAATTCTGGCTTGTATTGTTGCATTGCAATCATTACGCAGTCAATCAATAGGTCCATAGACTTTTCGTTATCTTCTGCTACTTTTGCGATATCTTCAAACTTCTTCATAAATGGACGAAGTAGTGATATCTTTAATGGTCTTACCTTGATCTTTGTACCGTCGATTAGCGTTACTGTCTTTTCTTCAGTGGCGGTTGCCATTTATTCCTCCTTATAAGGTTTAGTCAATTATACCATAGCGCAGGCTTATTTTTAGTATTAATATGTTTCATAGTCTAAGCCCATGCCAATTCCAAATCCTGCTCTCTCAGCATTTTTACCTTGCAAAGCAAGGATATCGCTACCATCAGTTGCAGCCCCTTTGCTAAATACTCTGGCCTTCATGTCTTCCCAAGCATTTGTATTTCCAGAGTTTTTGTCTAGATCTACACCCTGCATAGCAGCAGCAAACTTTTTGTCACTGTAATCTAGTTCTCTTTTTATTTTAATAGTTGCTGTTAGTTCTGGCATGGACAAAGATTCTTCTAGTTCTTCATAGTCTTTCCATATTCCAATAAGAAATGCCTCAGATTCTAATTTGGCTAAATCCAATGTATCCCAAGATGATCCACTATCAACTGCCTGAGACTTTACGGTTTCTTCAGACTTTTCATTGATCTTAATACCTGCTGCAATATCTATAACTTTGTAAATAGTTGGTAAGTCTAGACTATCTTCTAGTTCATCTACAGTTTTAATTTGCGGGACATACTGTTTCATTGCCACTAAAGCACAGTTTACTAGTACTGATATTGATTCATCATCAGTCTTTGCTTCTTTAATTTTTTCAAAGATTTCTAAAAACTCTCTAAGATATTTTATTTTAAGTGGGCCAGCAATAACACTAGTCCCATCTACAAGACTAAACTCTACTTTATCATAAACGCTTGTTGCCATTATACAAGTATACCAAACAGAAAGGCCCAACCCCGAAGGATTGAGCCTCTCGTATATTAAGTTGTATTATGCTTCTAGTGAACGGTCTACGATCTTACCGTATGAAGCGTTGTCGTTTGGAAGAAGACGGAATGAAACTTCAAACATTGTTGCTTCATCACGCTTTGCTGATACTGTAACATTCTCGATTGAGAGTGCACGGTATGCAACATAGATTCTTTCCTTTGGCTCTAGAGAAGAACCAGAACCTGGTCCTACTGCTACTAGTCCACGCTCTAGGGGAACGTCACCGATGTCACCAGCAGACATGCGAAGTTGTGAAACTCCTGATGCTGATGTAAGATCTGTGTCATTTCCTGCAATTGCGACTAGAAGGTTCTCTAGTGTTGACTCTGCGAATGCAGTGTTTAGATTAACTGTCATACCTTGCTTGAACAAACGAGCAACGTCGAGAAGTTGATCTACTGCTACTTCGCCGAAATCAGGCTGGAACGCTAGTTCCAAACCGTTTGATGTGTATCCTACGTTTGTAAAACCTTCACCTGTTACGGAGTCTGATAATGTATCTTTGTAGGAAGTTTCAGATGCTGTGAATGCTGGAAGATCTGTTGCTGCTTGAGCGTCAGTAATTGCTCCAGTATTTGTGTATCCGATTGGACCTGCGTCATGCGTAAATAGTGCTGCTGCACCTACGATGATGTTACTACTTGAACCACGGCTATATGCCATATTTCTCACCTCTTTCATTTTATTAAAAGGGGGTTGTTTCCTCACCTTAATTATACATGCTTTTTATTAGGTGTTTGGGTGCCAGTCGTAGTCGATAATTATCTTATTCCCAGCATAAGTACGGGCTGTACCAAAGTCAACGATATCTCTGGTTTCTTCTAGTTGGTATATCTTAAAGTTATGGAAGAAGCATGGCTTTGACAAAGTCCATAGTTCAGGGTTGGCTGCAGCCCACTCGTTAAGGTCTTTTGCTGAGTCGTCTCCATTGTCGAGCAAGTCGCTTACCTTTTGTTGAGTTAAAACCATTTTTGATGTTGCGTTTTCACCTACTGCGTAAAAGTAATATAGAAGTTGCTCACACTTGATATATGGGAAAGGAGTTCTTCTCATTTTAAACATTCTGTCGTATACTCCAAATACCCCAGTGCTCTGTGGAAATGTTTCAGTAAGTGAATCAATTTCTGTTGGCAGTGTTGGGAAGAAGTATGTAATCTGTCCTGGAGAATCAAATTCCATTTTAGCATTCAGATAAGCATTAATAATTGTAGGTGGATGATGAATTTCGGCCATTATGCACCTACTCCTGCGTTAGCGATCCAGCGATAGCCAGTTGATACGCCCTTTGACTTACCCATCTTTTTCCCTGCCTGCATATCCTTCTTATAAAGAATGGGATTCTCAAGATACTGTGCTACACCACTTACTCTTAAAAATGCTTGAGAAAAATATCTATTAAAGAACATGTCAAAGACTTTTTCAAAACCACCCTGCACTTCTGTTCCTCCAGGATTATCAACTCTAACTTCGTTTTTAGTAAATACCATCTCTCCATTTTCTTCAAATGCTAAGGCCTGTGCAACCTTTGGTCTAATTCTTACAGGAATGCCCTCTTCCATAATTCTAGCCTTGTCATAGAAAGGTGTTCTAGATCCATTCTTAACTGATGTTGATTGACTAAATGATGATCTAAATGATAATCCAAGGTTGCTTGTTGTGTAGGATATGTCATAAAGTCTTGCACTTGGGCTACCAGTCTGGCTCCATTCATAAACGTGATGAAGCATGTCTGGGTTAACTCTTGCATTAGAATCTATAAACTCCTTCATTAACTCTACCGTTTGCATTCCAACTGTTTTTAAGAATACTGTCTTTCCTTTTTCTACACCCTCTAAAAATCCAATAGAGTAATTAACTATATTGCTCATCTCTTTCTTAAACTGATTAGAATTAAAGACTGCTCTCATACGTCACCCGTTTGATTTTCTGACCTTCTGATTATCACCTTGTATGACTCAACTACTCCAAAAGGGCCTACGAAAGGCTCGTACGTGGCTATCTCAAACAGAGTGCCCTTGCCAGATCTAGGTCCAGATGTCTCAATATAAACAAGGTTTCCTTCTTGGTCTCTGATGTCTGTTATTAGTATATTGGTTAAAGAGTTTTTGTTGTCACGAGAAGATATTCTAAGGTCTGACTTTGTTCTTCCAACAAGTATTGAGTTTTGAGTTATATTTACGTTTGGCTTTATTTCTTCTTTAAAAGCAGAACCTCCTGCTGAAAAACTACATGCAAATGTTCTGTCTAAAATCCACTGTTTTTTAATTGCACCAAAGTCGCCTTGTTCTACTATTGGGTGATACACGGAGGCTTGCATTGGAAACATGAAGTCTGGAGTTTCGCAAACTGTCATTATAATACCCCAATTTTTGTAATAGACTTGACATACTTTGAAAGTATCTTGTCTATAATTATATTTCCTGTTCCTTCGAAAAGACCCTTATCAAACTGAATTCTGTATTGATCTGTGTTATAAGAAGAAATAAATCTTTTGTAATAATCTAGTTTACCGCACTCGATGTCATGTATAAGCATCTCTGTTGCTCTGACTATGTCAGATGGAACCGCTGTGTATCCGTGCTCTACAACTATTCTGTAGTCCCAGGTCTTTCCAAAACCTCTGTATATGAATTGAGGATCTAAAGAGTCTGATGCTGCTGCTGGTAATACTAGTGGTGCAGATTCTGCACGGTTAATGTTGTCTGTTGACTTTTCAATGATTGCTGTTTTATCTGGACTAACTTCATACTGTCTATCCTCTACCAACATATTGTTTTCATAAACAGCCAAAACCTTTTTTACATCATCCCAAATTGGCAAGTAATCAGATCCACTTCCCTCAAACTTTAAAACCTTTTTCTTATAATAGAATCCATCTGGAACAACTGAGTCTATTACCGCTCTTGCAATTTCTTCATTAATAGCATATGCTGCTATATCACTTGCCGTTGTTGCTTTTGTTGATGGATCTACATATGGTCTAACTATTTCATATGTTTCGTCTTGTAAAATTTGTTCATCTGATGTGCCAAGATCTTTAACAATTTCAACTCTGTATGAAGAGTCATACTTGCCTGGCAAAGAAATTTCTAGTGTTTCTCCAGATGAAGACTCTGTAAAAGTTGATGTTGAAATTGAAAGGTCCGCCATATCCGTTATGGTGACAGTTATATCTGCATCTACAATCCCCGCAGGAATTATAAAATTAACAGGTACTTCTGCATATGGCGAAACTCTCAATATCTCCATAATTATCCAAAAGCCTTCTTGACTTCTTCTGGTGTGGCAATGCGTACATGTGATCGTGAAAGCCACTTGTCTGCTTGTGCCTTTGTAACAATGTTGTAACCCTTAGAAATTGAACCAACTTCTTCCCAGCGAACACTCTTTGTTGAGTGAATTGCCACCTTTTCTGAAAGGTCTAGGGATGCTGGCTTTGGGTCCTTCTTAGGACCGTCTGCTGCCATTGATCCAATTGCGCCTGTTTCTGTAAATCCTAGTGCCTGAACTGGTTCTTCTGCTGCAGGTGCTTCGACAACTGATGCCTCAACTACTGGTGCTTCTAAAACTGGCTCTACTACTGGCTCTTCTACATGATCTACTGGTGCCTCAACCATTGGGGCTTCGACATGGGCTTGCTCTTCTGCATTTTCTGCTGAAAACTGGTCATTGTAATTATTATTTTCCATTGTATCCTCCTTGTTTGTATTATATCATTAAAGTATTAAGGGGGACAGGAGAGTGAACTCCCGCCCCCCATTAAAGGTACTGTTACAGATTACTCATCTGCTGCAGCGTCAGCGAATGCAATTGCATCCTCTTCTTCCCATTGAATACCAAAGCGGACGAATACTGTGTACTCAATTGTGTCCTTCTTTGCTACGTACTCACGGTTTACAGTGATATCTCTCTGGAATCCCCATACACGGTTTGCAGGGAATGTCAAGTCGATATAGCCTGCTGGGTAGTAAGGAACTTCCTGAACTTCGATTCCGAGAACACGAGTTGTACGTGCTCCACCGAATGTCTGTCCGATACCATCAAGGTATGATTGGCGATTTGCCTGGGTTGATCCTGGCATCTGGCCTGCAAATGCTTCTGCTACTGCATCAGCAAGTGTACCG